TGTGTGTGTCTCGAATACCTCTGTATTATAATCCATTTCAGAGGGTTGTGTGCCAGTAGTGTGCCAGTTTCTATACTGTCCTAATAGATCTTACCAAATGGACCGTATCCTGTTCCATAAGGACCAGCAGTTCTACCTTGCTTTGCAGCAATATAGATCAAGTCAGTACAAAACTTATTAACCTTATCCTTTTTCCCAGTCTTACCCAACCCCTCAACAATAGCATGTATAAAATTAATTTCTTGGAGTTTCATATTAGCTATCCAAGGTTGTGCATCCTCATGGAATACTATCTCTAAATTTTCCACCCCTTCTTCCACAGTAACCTTACCATATTCAACATTACTTGGACCCATTATTCTTTGAATGTCTTTAAGTTTTTTAGTATATTCTTCCTTCTTTTTTTCATCAAACTTCTCTTGAGTTAAAGGGTAATCATCTGCTTTCTCAGGGAACTTTGTTTTTATATCATATGATTTCATAAGATCAAAAATATATTCTCGTGTTGCCTTACCCATACGAGCACTACCTTTACCAACTTCAGTTGGTTCAAACTTTAAATTAGATTTTCTTGAAGTAGTATTACCTTTAATCTGTACCTTGTATTCTATATTCTCATAGTTATCTTTAATAACCATCCATGCATCTTGAGTTTCAGCAGTATCAAAACCTAACTTACCTCTACCCTTTGCTATCATCTTATCATCAATAGGTTTAGTTCCTAGTTTACATGTAATTGATTTCAATTCCATCGTAGTTGATTCTAACTTTTTAAAGTATGCATTACTTACATTAACTTCTTTCCAAGTTGCTTTATAGTTACCAATCTTCTTCAAAGAAATTCCTATTATTTGTTTAGTACGAAACAGTGCTCTAAAGATTTTATTAAATTCATTTAAGTTAGCTATGATCGTAGCCTTATTTTTCTTATCACTCTTTGTACATTCTATTATCTTTCTCTTCCATTTTTTCTCATCTCTTATCAACCATATATCTGCAGGATTCCAGTTATCTTTTGTACCTATTTTAAATTCATCTTTAAGATAACCTTCTATCCATTCCATAAAGGTTTCACCACTGTTACTACCAGGTAAAATATATTTTGTACCATCTTTTATATTACCATCACGTGTAAACTCTGTGATGTTTGGTCTTCCTATATTTCTTAAGAGAACTTTCTGTTGTTTATGAAAGCTTTCTAACCAAGGATCATCTGCATTATCATTCCATTCAACACCACCAACTTTTTTCCATACCTTTGTTATCTCTCCAAAAGTATCTTTATCCTTTTTGATATGTTCCCACTTCTGCCATCCTTTATTATCCTGAATAGCTCTTTTAAATACCCATGCAGAACCCAACTCTTGCATTCTAGTTAAAGTTGATTCAGGAACATCCTTACTAGTTCTTGTCTTTGGCACTTATCTACACAGGAAGGTCTGGACTATTTATTCTTAGCAGCGTCCTGTATTTGTTTAAACCTATTATACAACTCACTACATTTAGGTTCACCAGAATTCTTACGACACTTCCAAAGTGCTAAAACAATGTAATCAAAGTCTTCATCAGTTAACCAAATAGGCATACTATACTTCTTTGGTTTATCGATCCTAGACTCTGACCATGCTTCTTCTATTGCGTCTGTCATATTTTTCTAAACCCCTGTAGTAATGGATCTTCTTTGTCAGTATCACCAGAATACCAACCAGTATTTACAGTTGAATCTGATGTACCATACTCACCTACAGGAATAAAATTCATAGCAAGTGAATACCTTGGTTTAGTTCCCTTATGTTCATTAACTTTATGCTTCAAGTAACTTGGAAACAAAACAAGCATATTTTTTTGTGGAGACAACCTCCAAGAAGATGAATTATTTAAATTGTAATCTACTGGTTCAAGATAAAAATCAGAATGGTATTCTAATGGAGTCATAAACTCTATCTCACCAGCATCTTCTTCGTAATCGTCATAATAATAAACACCACTAAAGAAACTATTCTTATGGAAGTGGTGCTGTGACTGTCCTCCTTCTCCTGGTTCTGTAATAGTTAACCAAGAAGTACTAATCATAAACTCATGATCAAGTGCATAAAATTCTTTAGCTAACTTATTAAACTTATCTAAGAATACATCTCTAAGTATAGGATACTTTTCAAGGATCCTATAATTTTCATCAGGTCTTTTCATATCCTGATTAGCAGAATAAATCCAACTCTTATCTTGCAACAAAGCATCAGTATCATAATCAACATATAGTTGAAATACATGCGATGCGAATAATGGTAAGAATCTATCTTGTTGTTCAGGCATGAGGATCGTACCTGTTAATAACTGAATATACTATTACTAGAACAATAAGTCCAATACAAATGATAGGTAAAACTAAATGCATTAGCGATCTCCTGCTGCACGGTTTTCAGATTGTCCTATATTAAAACTACCACCAGGATATCTCTTCTCCAACTTCTTAATGTTACCTTTGATAACATCATCAAAGTCAATCTCTAATGCCATACATGCTTGTGCAACATACCATAGTACATCACCCAATTCTATAATAAGATGCTCTCTGTTATCTTCATTCCATGGCTTGCCTTGGAATACCATCTTCTTTACTATCTCTGTAAACTCACCACCTTCAGCAGAGATACCAACTGCAGCAGTTAAAAGACGTTCTATGTTAGCACCTTGTCTATCAAGCTCACCCATACGGTCAGCTAGTGCAACAAAGTCTTTAGAACTGTCAGATGTAACAGCATCAACAAACTCTTCGTAGCGTTTAAAATCAATCATACTTTAGTTCTGCAAAGGATTTTTTACCCTGTACTTTTTTAATGACTTGCTCTTCAGCACCAGAATCAAGTAGGTCTTTCTGAGCGTCTTCGACATCATACAGCCTCATCTTAGATCTGTCAATACCTATGACGAATCTCTTGTTCAAAGTAGGGTCATAGTATCTATTCTTTAACTGCTTAACCATTATTTGATTTTGTTCTTCGAGCTCTTCGGTAGAAATAAGAGCAAACATAAGGTCAGCAGTGGCAGGGAGACCAAAAGATTCACTGGTGTCGGTAAGGTCCACATCGCTAGACCCGTACCCAGAACGGGTAGTTTGCGTAGCAGAAACGATTGGAACTCCTGCTTCGACTGCGAGACCTCTAAGTTCTTCTGCGATTGCTTTGACATAAGTATAGGAATTTACTATAGAACCTTTGTACCTTTGTGAGGCACATATATTGAGATAGTCTATGAATATAATATCTGGTTTGATATTTCTTTTTAGTTCTAACTCATTTAATAATGATTTAAAATGTCCTACGTGAGCAGATGCAGTAGGATATTCTTTAATTATAAGTTTACCTTGTGTCTTCTTAGATAGTTTACTAATCTTATTCTCAAACATAATTCGAGGAAGTTCTGCTAGTTTCTGAATAGGAACATTCAAAAGATTAGCATCAATTCTCTCTGCAATTTTTTCTTCAGCCATCTCAAGCGTGATGTATAATACGTTCTTCCCTTGGAGTAACACACTGCTTGCGACATGGCACATAAAGAGAGACTTACCAACACCAGTACCAGCGAGAGCAATATTGAGTGTTTTATTCGGAAGGCCACCTTTTGTAATGCGATTAAAAAATTCCAAATCAAAGGGAATCTTTTCCTCTTTCTTATGGTAAAAGTCAAATCGTTCTTCGTAGTTTTGTAAGTAATCATGTCCTACATTCTGGTCAAATGATACACCTAATGCATCGCTTAATATTTGTGGAATTGCTCCCTTATCTCTCTTCTCATCTTGTCCGTCTGCAATCTTAACTGATTCCATAAGCGATAGATAAATCGCTCTCTCCTGACACCACTTTTCCGTCGTGTCAACAATCCAATCCAAGTCATGCTCTTCTTGAGATAACCCATTCAACACCTCAATGATTTCTTTAAACTGTTCTTCAGTAAGATCTGTACGTTCCTGACATTCTATACCCAATGCATTTAAAGAAGGTAAAGAATTGTAATTAGTTACATACTCATGTATCTCTAGGAATACTATCTTATAAGATTTGACAGTAAAATAATCCGACTTAAGAAATGGTAATACCTTACGAGTATACTCATCATTATAGATCAGACTACCGAGTATAGTAAGTTCTAGATTCATAGGTAGTGAAGGTAAGTACCAATAATGTATTTTTTATCAGACACAGGTGGAAGTCCAGCATGTCTGTATTGCCACGTTGGTGGGAATATTAATATTCTACCACACTCAGGCTTAATTGCATAGTCTAATCTAGGGAAATTTGTTTCTCCACCTTCAGCGACTGTATTAAGATAGAGGAAACAGACCAAAAATCTACGAGCAGAAGAATAATCCTGAACATCAACATGATCTTTAAACTGGTCGTAGGCATTGTTATCATATAATTTTAAACGATTTTCCTCAAAGGCATACTTCAAAGGAAAGTCATTAAGACAATCCAAATCTTCAATATAAAGATTGACAGCATCAGTAAAGATAGATGTTAATTGCATTTGTATACCCATCCACTGAGGGTCTTTAGCAATATACCTCTGTGATATATTTAACTCATGGAATGATGGTCTTTGTTCTCTATCAAGGTACTGTCCTTTAGTAATACCATATGATTCAATGATGGCATCACAAAAAGTCTTGGTTGCTAAACCATCATAACACTTAATAAAATCAGTAAGATTAGTTGCCATACTTAAATTCCTTAGAGGCACACTCATCAAGAGCTTGCATTATCTCTGGTGTAAAATAGGTTTCTGGATCTGATAGAATTTGTTTGGCATATATTTTCTTTCCATTAAACTCATACCTTCCAGCAACATTCTTCCATAGTCCATACTTTTCACCTAATTCTAATAGACCATAGTGTTTATCAAGACCTTTATCATAGTACAATCTCACCTCCACTTGATTATTCTCTTTAGTTAATCTAGCTTTAGCTGTTTTGCATTTAATAATATTTCCCACAACCTCCTTACCATCCTTTTCTTTCTTTTTAGATAGATATATGATTGTGCTTGCTGCGTATTTAAGTCCACTTCCACCTCCCATCTCTTTAGTAGGAATATACGCACCTACTACATCATATGTATGATTGGTAACCAACATTGGGACGTTTGCTTTACCTAATTTAAGAGTTAGAACTCTAAAGATAGACTTGACAACTTGTGCTCTAGTCATGTCACGTGTATCTTTACCTGCTTCACTGTCCTCAACCTCTTTACTGGTTGATAACATACCAAGACTATCAAGAACAAACATTAAAGGTTGTCTTGTGTCTGCTGGTTGTTCCAAATACTTATCTAGTATTCTAATAGACTGTGTTCTAAATTCTTGTACTGTAGTAACAGGAACAATCATCATACGAGATGAATCAATACCCCTCTCCTCGATCTGTTCCTTACTTAAAGCACTTTCAGACTCAAAATAAATAACGCCAGCATCAGGATTAGATTCGAGGAAATGCTGTACAACGCCAAGACAGAAAAATGTTTTGCCAGTACTTGACTCACCTGCAATAGCTGTGATCTTGTTCCCTGGAATACCTCCGTAGATACTTCCTGAGACAAGTCCGTTAAAGATGTACGAACCTGTGTCGATAAACGAACTAGTATCACCAGCAGCAACACCATCACTAACGAGAGAAGCGTATTCATTCCCGATCTCCTTTACTACATCTTGTAAAAAACTCATTAACTTTTCTTAAATAATTTTGTAATGTAATTAGAACGTTTCATAGCACGTTCAAACCATTTGGCTTCGTCTTTATCAAAGAACTCCTTCTCACTAGGATTTTCTCCAGCACTAAAGGCTTTCTGATATTCAACAATGTATGTGGTCATCCGAATAGAAATTCAAGGTTAGCAACTTTTTCTGGCTTCCATCCTATCTTATCCATAATGACTTTAATTGGTTCAAGAAAACTCTTGCTGAATTGTAAGTCATAGTCCACTTGTTTGTCAAGTCCAAACTCCTTCGGTAGAGTCTGTAGATATGATATCACATTCTCTCCGAATTTATTAGGTGTCTTAAGATAAACAAATTTTATCTTTTCACCATCCTGTATTAAAGGATACTTATGTTGTAACTTGTTTTTCTTGTTGTAATGATTAAACAACAAAGCACCCCTAACATGTATGGGAGTGCCTTTGCTGTATATACTAGATGGATTCGCCCACTTATTTATCCCATTGCATCCTCTAGGAAATGATATGTCCTCAACAGGTAATGTATCAAACTCATCTCTAAAATTCTTAATGAAATCTTGTGCTGCTTCTTCACCCTCATTCATAATAACCTTCAAACACTCCTTAATCTTATCCCTACAAGCACCTGGTGTAGATGACTTAACACACTCTATACCCATAACCTTTAACTTAGGTTCAGCGTACTGAACACCTTCACTATTGAATACGTTGAGAATATATCTCTTCTTGGCAGTCCATATACCTTTGTTGGCAATGTTCTCCCTCTTCATAATCATTTTCTGTTCGTACGCTCCAACGTACTCGGCCAATTCTTGGTAAGAACTCTCAATAAAAGGCTCAAATTTAGTTTGACACACCTTGTCAAGGAACCGAACAACGCTCTCATCAGTTTTCTCTCTCCCCTTGTATACACCGTCAACCAAATCACCAAGATTGAGGTAGATACTATCGGTATCACTAGCAATAACATAATCTTCTCCTTCAGTTTTAAGTATCGTGTTAAGATACTGATTCATTTTGTTTTCAATCCATCTAATACTAACCTGTCCTGACAGAGTAATTGCCTCTGCGTTAGCAAGGTTATAGTATCTGAAGTATTGATTACCAATAGCACCATAGGCAGAGTTCAATTGAATCTTACGTGCCATCTGAATGTTATTGTACTTACTAATATCCTTCTTTAATTTTTCACTTGGTTTCTTTTCATACTCACTCTTAGCCGTAAGCATCAACTTCTTATAAATCGTACGCTCATCATAGATCTTCTGCATAATCTTTGGTAAGAATCCATGTATGTCCTTACGATACTGAGCACCATTAGCACACACAGCAAACTTACCATCAAAATCAATCTCTTGATTTAGAATCCGTTCAACGCTCGAGCTGGAATGTCGAGTCTCCCAGAGGGTTTCTGGTGAGATGTTGTATTGCATAATAAGATGAGGATACAGGCTATTAAGGTCAAAACTGACCACCCAATCATACTTTCCTGGAATCGGTTCCTTGACATAAGCACCTGCGTATTTTTCGTCTTTTTTAGATCCCTTTCGGGGTGGGACAACGATGTTCTTATCACTCAAGTAATTGTAGATAATAGTATCCCACATGCGTACCTGAGAATATACATCCTCGAAGTTTGCCTTAGCATCATAACTCATAGTTATAGCAAGTTCAAGCAACTTCATCTTATCTTCCAATCTGTCAATCAACTCAACGTCTTGGATGTTGTATTCAATAAACTTCTGCCAATCAGATGTATAGAAGTCTTTAAAGTTATCATACTCACTATGGTCTACCTTACGCTGACCTAGTTCCACAAAAGCGATGTGATCGAGTCTGTATGATTCCTGGTTAGTATAAGTAAACTTACGGTAAAGGTCAAGATAGTCAAGAATGTTGATACCAGACACATCGTAAGCATAATTTTTACGTCCTTGTACATAAACTTCTCTTTCGTTTGCTCTGTTCCAAGGTGATAATGACTTCATCCACTTCTCACCCAATATCCTATTCACCCTACGTGCAATATAAGGTACGTCATATAGGTTAACGTTCCATCCTGTAAGTATGTCTGGTGTATTCTCTACCCACCACCTAATAAAGTGAGTGAGCATTTCCCTTTCAGTGTCATAGATAAATGCTTTGACACCATCAGGTACTTCAAACTCTCTAACTGCCCATACAAAAAATTCTTTCGATACCATATCTTTAATGGTAATCGAAAGCATCTCTTCTGCTGCAGCTTCTACATCAGGGAATCCATTCTCACATTGAACCTCAATGTCCAATGCAAAGATTTTCATCTGATTGATATTATAATCAATATCATCAGGAAACTCACGTCTTATATACTGATATACAAAACGTTCATAACCATGCACTTCAAAATTCTCTACACCATCATACTTTTTAATAAACTCTCGTGCATCTCTAGCAGTTAGAAACTCCATAGGAGCAACTGATCTACCATCAAGTGTCTTATACTTCTCCTTCTTTTTAGAAGGAACATATAAAGTAGGAGAAAACTTAGTACGAAATTGTACTGGGTCTCCATCTTGATATCCTCTATAGAGGATAGTGTCGCCAGCTAGTTGAATGTTGGTGTAGAACTGACTCATTTACTGTTGTATAATTCAACCAAGTTTGGACTTGGGTCTAGTATACTCATAATCGTATCAGATGTCAAGAAGACATCTCGTTGTGCTGTAAATGATGGGAAAGGTACAATCTCTTCCTCAGAGATAACCTCATAACATCTTTCTATAAGGATAGTAGGTTCCTCATCCAGCTCCGTCACCTTCCCCAACAGGTACTCCTGTCTCTGTTTTAGCAGTATCACTTTCAACTGCTGCTGCATCATCTCCTCCTCCATGTGTAACTGCCTCCACTAGTTCGTTGTATTTGTCAATAACCTCGTCAAAGGTTTCATAAGCACTCACCACTTCATCAAGTTTAAGCATGATGGTATGGTCTTTTGAAAATGGTGCCCAGGGTTGAAAACTAATCTCTGGTGAAGATAGTTTTCTTATTTCTCCATCACCTACAGGTGCTGGATCTGTTAGATACAGATTGTAAGGATGACGTAACTGAAATGCTATTGGCTTCTCAGTGTCTTCCTTAGATGTCACTTCATACAAATCGGCTACTACGTCTTCACCGTTTCGCATTCTTACGACTCTTACGCTCATAGTTTCTCCTCTGGATTTCGTTAATTGATTCTTTTATAATGTCCTTAAGTATACGAGACTCAGGTACATTTTTTTCTTCAGCAATAGGTCTAACATATCGTAATAGTTCCTCAGTATAACTCGAAGGCACATCAAGTGTCAAGAGATCTGATTCACCACCATAATTAGTTTGCTTCAAATTTAAATAAACATTCATTTAAATCTCCATATAAAAAGAGACCCTTCAGGTCTCTTTTGTTGTACACTATATATCAAAGCTCAAAGTTATTCTTGGTTCTATAACATAAGGACAATGATATGTTTCTTTTGGAATGTATATACCATCACCAGGTTTAACATCTATCATACCTATTCCTTCAACATCATACCTCATAGTACCAACAGACTGAACAAGTAATACATTCATAGGATCTTTATGCTTACCATAAGTTGCTCCTCCACCACCTAGAGAAGCAAACACTTGCATCTCTTTAGCAGGCCATCGTTGTCTAACCATCTCTGCAACATCACCTATTCTATTTGGATGATACTCATTATGTAATCCGAATGTTGGTGGACTCACCTTCTCATTATTTGGTAAATATCCATCCATAAATCCGTAGATGTCATCACCTTCTTGAGTCGGACCTTTATGTAACTGATGAAAAGAAAAGAAGGATAATGTTCCTTCTTTGTATTCATTATTAATTTTATCTACAACATCATCCCAAGGTATACCTTCACAGTATTTAAACTCTTGCTTTAAATGAATTGCACTCATGTAAAAGCAGGCTCACATCCCCTGATATTATATTTGCATTCTTCTGGTAAATGCATTGGTTCTCTACATAAAAAACAATTTGCAGAATACCTAGTACCTGCTGTAATTTCCTCTACTTCATGTACCCAGAAATAATCTGCTGGCCAAATCATCACATCACCCAATCCCAACTTAACTTTATGAAGTCCTCCCCAAAAAGCAAATGTACCACCCTCATAGTCAGTATTTAAATTTATAGTACAACTACCATAGATACCAGTATCATGATCTACATGAGGATGTATCCAAGATCCCTTTTCATATTTCATAAGACGATACCTATGAGGGAATAACATACTGCCCCTTCTAGCAACATGAAAAGCACCAAAAGTATCAGTGTAATCCCAATACTCATTAATAGTCTGTTCAATAGTTTCATGTATCATATAGAAGCTAGCACTTCTATATTGAGAATCCTTAACTGAAAATGTAGAGTATGTATCTACACCACTAAAGGCTTGAGGACAATGTTCTTGTTGAGGTGGGTTTGGACTTGTCTCAAACTCATTAATGATGTATTTACAGTGCTCTGGACTTAAGAAATTTCTCTTAATATAAATTTCATTTTTT